GCCGTACACCAATGTTTGATGTGCAGTTCCTAAGCTGTTAATCCATTGTGCTGGATCAACACCATTTTGTTGCAGAATAGGAGCAAATTTCTCAAGACTGTTTAAAACAGGTTGAGCTTGATCCCATTGAGCTTTGTAAGTAGAAACACCTTTAGCAAAGTCTGCTTCACGTTGAGTAATATAATCCTGTAAGTTAGGATCTAATTTACCCCATGATTCTTCATAGTCTTTTTTCCATGAAGATGGTCTTGGTTTAGCAGGTTTAGCTTCTGCTACGACTTCTTCTTGGACTTCTACTTCAGGTGCTTCTGTTACTTCTTTTGTACTTTTGAACTTACCAGACTCATCTCTTGGTTTGTCTGTTTTAGCTTCTGTTACTTCAGTTTCTACAACTTCTGGTGTTTCTACAACTGTTTCTATTGCACTTTCTAATTGGTCACGCAAAGATGGCGTTTCCAGAGTAGTCTGGTCTTCCATTTGTTACTCCTAATTGTTATTAAGCTGTTAAGTTATAAACCCAGTTACCATTTCCTAATGAAGTAAATGTTGCTGTTTTTAATGTTGTTAATGATAAAGCTGCATCTGCAGTTCCACCATTTAATTTAAAGCCACTTGCTGGCCATACTTTAATTGTATTAGCTGTGTTGTTAAATACTGTGTACATGTCACCAGGTGCTGCAGCTGCTGGCAATGTTGGGCCATAGTTGCTTGTTGATGTTGTGTATTCAACAATTGCTGTTGGTAAAGATTGTGCGCCTTGTGATGCACCAGAAGCTGTTTGTGCTAATGATACGAAACCCACGATAGCTTGAGCTGATTGACCAGCGTTACCACTACCTAAGAGTGTATTTACTAATGCCATAATGTTTCTCCTTATTTATATCTTAGTTTTTCATATACCTGACGTGCCAATTGCTCTTTCAACCGACCACCGTCAGGCTTCTGTGGTCTTGCTGAACTCTGTTCCGCCACTACTAAATTGTGACGCTTTAAATGCTCTCTATGTGCTTTACGACCATCTATCATCTCACCTGTCACCATAGACTTATATGGCTGATAATCAGTCATAATGTAATGTGAATCTACCTGTTCTGTGTAGTATTCTTCAGCAGGTATTAATTTATGTGTTTTAGGATCTTGTATATATCTAGCCATTACATTAAAAGAAGGATTGCTTCTTCATCTTCCCTTTCACGTTGCATTTCCATAGCCATGTTAATAATTCTTTCGGCTATTTCTACATTTTGAGATAAAAGTCTAAAATCTACAGCACTTGTAGTTAAATATTTAGAATTAGAATATGGTTGAACTAATTCTTTAACTTGCTCTATAACTTGTGGCTCATCTAATAACGCATGTAAAGATTCTTTTACAGTTTGTCTAAATGTCCTATTGTGCTTACGTTCTTTTTTTAATCCGCCTTTAGTAACAGGATTAACATTTGGTATAACCGCACCAACAATCTGGAAAGCATTATTTTGAAATGCGTTGCTTTGAAACCCAGAATAATACATTTTGTTACAATACTACCCAGCGTGATCCTGAAGCTATGGTTACTGTTACGCCTGAAGCTACAGTAATTGGGCCTGCACTCATAGCAGATGATCCACTTGGTATAGAATAAGAAGTTGATACTGTTTTGCTGTTCACTACTATACCGTTTGAAGCATTAACTTCAGGTGCAGTTAAGACACCTGTTGAGCTATTATAAGTAAAGCTAGATGATAAGGCTGGTGTTGTAGTGCCTTGACCATAAGGTACATAAGTAGATGTATATGTAACAGATGGTGCTTTGTTATTAAATGTTGTCCAGTCTGTAGATGTTAAATAACCATTTACAGAACCTGTAGCTGCTGCCATGCTAATTGATGGTGTTGTTCCACCACTAGAAACAATTGGAGCAGTTCCTGTTACGCTTGTAACTGTACCGCCTGATCCTGTAGCTGACAATGTACCACCTGCAAATGAAACACCACTACCAATCGTGACATTACTAAAGCCACCTGATCCATTTCCGTATAAAATAGATGTTCCGCTTGTAGCTGGTGCGTAATCCGTTCCAGATGTAGCTGCACTAATTGCAGTTCCGTTACCCTTTAACAATCCTGTGACTGTTGTAGATAATGTTAAGGCTGGAGTTGCACCGCCAGATGATGTACCTGCTAAACCATTAGCTGATACGACTGATACTGATGTTACTGTACCAGATCCTTTGTTATTAAATGTATTCCAATCTGTGCTTGTAAGATAGCCAGATACGCTTGTAGTAGCTGCTGGCATAGCAATCGTAGGTGTTGTTCCACCTGAGCTTGTAACAGGGCTAGTTGCACTTACAGATGTAACATAAGTACCTGCTGGTTGTTTATTGTTAAACGTATTCCAGTCGGTAGAGCTTAAATATCCGTTTGTAGATGTTGTAGCTTGTGAAATGCTAATAGCTGGAGTAGCACCACCTGTAGATGCTATAGGTGCTGTTCCTGTAACACTTGTTACTGTTCCTGTGGTTGGTGTTGTCCATGTTGGCGCACCTGCACCACTAGATGTTAATACTTGACCACTTGTACCGACAGCAGTAACACCCATTGCTGTAGTAGATGATCCATACATTACACCACCTGCTACTAATGCAGATGCTTGACCTGTACCACCATGATCTACGCCTAAAGTGCCTGTAATAATAGATGCAGGAACTGCTAAAGGTGTAGTTTGTTTTACATATATTTTACCAGTAGAAGAATTGACATAAGATACTACGCCTACTTGTACTGTAATCCCTGTAGGTGGGATTGTATTCATTAATTGACCAGCAGAATATGGACTTAAATAAAGCACTTGACCTACTGTAAATGATCCTGTGTTTACGCCATCAATACCACCTTGTGCTGTTACATAACCTACAGCACCGTTAGCAATAGAACCATTAGTTAAACCAATAACAGCAGATGTAGCTGCTACGTCAGCTTTTGCTAATGCAATATTAGGGTATGTTTGACCGCTAGATGTAGATGTAATATATACAGGTGAGCCATTAGCAATCGTTGATCCTGTATTGTTAATTACTTTTACTTGAAGGTCTTGACCAATATGAACTATAGCAGAACTTACATCATTGTAATAAGCTAATGCGTGAGATGTGCTGTCATACCATAATTCACCTTCTGCATAACTAGGTGCAGTTGTAGGTGTAAATGATTCATAATCGCTAATAGTAGGATGTGACTGTGTAGCACCTGTGGCTAATACAACATTACCTGAACCTGTAGTAGATGTTGCTGGGAAAGCACCTACGTCTGAATAATTAAGAACTACTGTACCTGTATATCCGTTTACAGATGTTACAGCGTCTGTATTGTCAATCTTTTGCCATGCAGAACCGTTATAAACAGCCCAATCGCCTACTTGCCAATCTGTAATACCGTTTAGGTTGGTTGTACCTGCAACATTAACTACATAATAATAACCTTTTGTGCCTACAGATGATGTAAGTGTAGGGCTATTTGTAGAAGCATCCCATGTGCCTTGATAATTAAGATCACCTAATGCTGGTATTTGGCTAACAGGAACTTGACCGCCTGAATCCAATGTGGCAACACCATTAGCAACACCTTTTTCTGTAGTAGGAATGTATCCACTAACTGTTGTGCCACTAATAGAGCCACCTGTGATAGTGACATTATTAGCATTTTGTGTGGCCATTGTACCCAAACCAGATACGTCTGTATTTGGGATTGTAGAGCTTGCTGTAAATGCTGATGTGCCATTACCTTTTACATAACCTGTAAGCGTAGTAGCACCTGTACCACCATTACTTACACCTAATGTGCCTGTAAATGTATGGTCATCATTCCAATCACTAGGTAAAACAATGTCAGCTAGCGTAGTGCCAGGTGGAAAGTTACCTAATGCAATCTGAGCATCTAAATCGGTCTGTGTCCAATCAGCAATGGTGTCAGTTTTGGCATGCTTAATTGTAATAGCCATTATTGAACGCCTATAATTTTACCGTTGTTATCTCTTATAACTTGTTTAGGTTTAGTCATGTGATTTACCAACATGTCATGTGCAGCTTGTTGTTTAGCAACTAACTCTGCATTAGCTTGTTGTGTCATCATATTAGCTTGCACTAAAGTTTCCATGCTTGAATTGACATCATGCAATAGATTTGTAATGTCATCAGGTAACTTAGGATTGCCATTATCATCTATATGTGTAAGCGGATCTTGTGGGTTAGCAGACATATATTGTGTTTTAAGTTTTGTTTTAGCATCCATCTCAGCAATTAGAATTTTAGTTTCATTTTCTAATTGAGTTTTCCATGTATCATATTCTAATTGTTGTTTAGCTAATGCTTGATCTAGTTCTGCTTTGTGCTGACGTTCTAACATGTCATTTCTAGCTTGTGCTTCTTGTTTTTGAGCTTCTAATTGGATCTCATGGTCACGAGCTTGTAATTCAGCTTGCAATTCAGCTTGTCTAGATTGAGCTTCCATTTGGATCTTCATAATCTCAGGATTTGGCTGTGGCTGTTTAGGCATTTTAGCTTGTTCTTTAATTGCATCTACCACGTTATCAAATTCACCTTCTAAGACTCTACCTACTCTATAACCTTGAACACCAAATTTTAACATGTCCATGAGTAAAGGTGTGGCTTCTGGTGGCATAGTTTGAGCAGCTTGAACAGCTTTTTCTAAATATGCACCGACTGCACCTAAGAAAGCAACACGATCTTCTTTTTCTTGTTGCTCATCTTGGTAAAGCATAGAATCCGTAGCAACTTCAATTCTGAATGTACGCATAGGATTGTTTTTAAGCATTTGGATAGCTTGTGGAACTAATTGCTGATCTTGTGGGCTTAATTGTTCTACGCCACCAATCTTAATAAGTGTTTCTGGTTGGAATTGGCCACAGATAATTTGTGCTTTTAATTTAAGAATGTTAGAAGCATAGAAAGCTACACCATCTTGGTATTCTTTTAAGCGTAATGATGCAAATTGGCTCTTGATTTGAGCTGATGTTGCAGTTTCTATAACATTAGATTGACCACGAATAATATCAGATATACCAGTAATATCGTAGATTTCTTGCTTAACCTGTGCCATAGCTTCATAAGCATTTTTGAGAGCCATAGCGATAGGTGTGATGTCCACAATATCAATCGCACCTTTAAGACCTTGTTTCTCAGAGAAAGCAGGCCAATTCTTAACAGGAATAAGTGTATTATTTTCACCTTCTGTAAATAGCCTTTGTAATGTTGGTTCTGATGCGTCATATACACCACGAACTTTTAATGCGTCTATAAGCCCAGAAATGCGTGTAGAGAGTATATCTAAAGCATTAGCTTGGTCTTGATATAATGTGAAATCTGGAATTGGTACTAATGTTTCATTAGTAATTGTTGAATATAATGGTTTAGGGCATGGGAAAAATTCTTCTAGCTCTAAAGGATCATCTCTTTCATCTAAGATTTCATTTAATGATTTAGATATCCATAATACCTTTTTAGTTTCACGATCCCATAGCTCAATGATAAGACCTTTCTTACCAATACCATCTGAATCTTTATACTTTTGATCATCTGGTGATGAGTCTAATGGTACTTTGTTACCTAGTTCTTCACCAAAGCGTTCAACTAAAGCTTTGCGTGTCATATAAACTTTACGCCATACTTTGTTTACTTCATCCCATGTTCTTGCTGGCTCATGTCCAAAGTCTTTCCAATGTACATAGTCAATGGGTGCTGCTTCTGAATCTAAATATTCTGCTGCTTCATC